GCGCGTCCCACTTCAGCAGCTTGTACCCTTCAGTCAATTGATACCCAGACGAAATCCATTGCAAGGTGCTTCCAGCGTTATTTGTCCATGCAATGTTACTAAACGATATGTTTTGCCACGTTACAGCGTTGCCAAGCGCAATTGACGTTGATGCGCGAGACTCGCTATCAATCGAAATGTTCAATGAACCAGCAACGGTGACAGGAAATGTCGCTTCAACACCAAGTTTGAGCGCTTGTTTATCTCGAATCGGGTCTTTTAAGTCCCAAAGGGCAGTAACGACCTCTGTTGAGATGTTAGCCGCCTGGTCTTCGTACATTCTAAAGAACGCACCGCCCGATTCAACGCCATACGAGTTAATCAAGCCATTGACTGGCGACGAATTGATGTGCGTAAGGTTGCCTTGATAGCTAATAAACCACTTGCGATCAAAGAAAACCAGTTGCACACGCCTATAAGTACCGTTGTCGTTGTATCTGACGTTCCATGCAGACACCAGAATGTTGTAGATCAGTGTCTGGCAGCCCGTAACCGTTGAACTGAAGTCAATATTAGGGAAGATGCCATCAAGCGCATCGCTAATCTTGGTCGTTGTAGCGCCAACCAGCGCATAAACACCATACCGGTTGATAAATAGGATGCTACGAAAGTATGCAAAGACACCTAAAAACAACTCAGTACCAATCGAGGCGCTGATATTGGTATTGGTAAACAGCGTTTCACCCAACGTATTGACACGAACGTCAGAAAAAACGTTGATCGATGACTCACCAAAGATGTAAAGAAAGTTGTTAGCAGCAATGATCTGCGTGATGTCGCCATAAAGCGTTCCATCAACCAGCGTAATGTTGCCAGCAGAGATGCTTGTAAAGTCGTTGTAGCTGTCTGCTGCCGTGTAGTAGATGGTTCGCCCGTCAGCAATCCATACACGGCCAGAAAAGGACTGAATGCAAGTGCCAGGTTGGTTGATTACTGTTGCTGTAGCTGACGCAGCACCACTAGAAAACGTAATTGTCGGTGCGGATGTGTAGCCCGTTCCAGGCTCAGTAATGGTGATTGCAGTAACGACGCCGCTAGTAATCGTTGCTGTCGCCGTTGCTTGAACGCCGCCAACTTCATTAGGCGCACTAATCGTTACGGTTGGCGCTGCTGAGTATCCAGACCCGCCCGATGTAATCGTAATGGTGCCGACCGAACCGACCCGAACGAGATTCGTCCCGTCGAACGTAGCGTATCCATAAGTTGTGTCAATGATGAGCACTCGCTCATTTTTCCATTGACTGATCTGTGTTCTTGTACCGCTGAAGGTTCCCGATGCAGCCAGAGTGATCGGTGCGGTAGGGGTTTCCAAGCTGACATACTGCGCACCTCCATTGGTGAAGAACGCAAACATGTAAGCGACACCGCCAATATTGGCTGGTGCCAAGTAATGCACCGTGCCGCCCCAACTAAAATTGGTACTGCTGTAAGTAACACGCTTTTCTTTAGGTATGACCTTCAGGTTCGAATACCCGATAGGCATCACATTCTCTATCCAGGCAAACTCATTTTCCTGAATGGCCGTGCGGTTGGCTTTGGTGTTAAGCCCTTTGAAATCCTTGGTAACGTGGTAGGACTTCTTTTGCTCAACAGCAGCCATGATTACTGAACCGAGTAAGGCGTGGGTAAACGGCGCGTGAAGCTCGAATTAATCGCTGCCAACAATTGCTTCTTGTACTCGGCATTGAATATCTCTGCTTCACCGTAGGATTGCTCTTTGTACTTTGCTTTATAGGCCGCATAAAACGCAACAGGCGAGGTGTATGGCTCAAGAATCACCTCAGTCTGCGAGTCTGATGTCAAAGGCACTGGCAAGAGGATGGTATCCACCTCAATCACATAGACCTGATCAGGCACTGGGCCAAAGTAAATCTCATTCTGCCCGTATCGCGTAAACGCAATAGGTCTTCCTGTGTAGTTCTGCCAAAACCGCAACTCAGCATTGAACTGCGTCCATGACATGTATCGCAGTGGTATGCGTGTATTGCCCCAGTACAGGTTGATATTGAGGATGTCGAGAATCTGCTCTGCCCATGATGGCAGTGTCAGTGTCGAGATGTTGAGTGTTTCAACCGAGGTGGTGGTAGCACCCGTCAGGATATTGCGCAGACAACCGGTGTCACGAACAACTCGATGCCGAGCGCCGTTGATGTAGTCGGTTAGCTCGGTATCTGTCCAGAAGTTGCCAGCAGCATCATGCAGCAGTCTGCGAACTTCTGCGATATACCCTGAGTAGGTTGCCATTTATGCCTCATCGCTTGTCTGGGGCTGGACTTTTACCCCAGCTCGCCCACGCGGAGCGGGAGGGGCTACTCGTTCCACCAACACGGCTGATTGTTGGTCGGGTTTTACTGGCGCGTCCGTAAAGGTGAACTCGGCAAGCCGAGCCATCGCTTTATCGTGGTCGGTGTTCATTTTCATCCAACCTAAACGCACCAAGTATGAATATTTATTGTCGTCGCCATACCCGAAGATATGTCGCGCAACATAAGGTTCGACTGGAACACTTTTACCTGGAGGAAACTCAAACCACTGATCGACGTATTTGGCGACCAGTGGCTGAGAACCTTTGTTTGTCACAAAGATCATGCTTCTAAAATGTCCCCGTAAACGTATACATCTGCTGTTGCTGCCGCACCTTGAGCGGTGGTGAGCGATAAGTATAAGTTGGGAATGCTTGATTTAACCGTGGTACTTGCACTACTTGTTGTACTAAGGGTCAAGTCAAGAAAAAGCGCTGACGTTGTAAGTGAGGAGTAAGCCTGGGCCGCTGCCACAACCGCTGTACCACCTTTGCTAGCAGCGGTATAAACGCCGCCAGCAGCTGTGGACAGTGAGATTGAAGCGTTAGTCACCACAATCCGTCGCAGAATAAACTTCGACGGATTACTAAACATGGTGATTTGCTGATCGGCGGTGGAATTCATATTCGCGCCGATCAATTTCCCAAGCAGGATGCCTCCAAACTGCTGCGGCAATAGACTACCGACTTTGTTTGCATCCATGCTTTACTCCAATTACGAGTTGTAGGTGCCAGAAGCAGCCTGACCGCCGTTAACCGTGAGGTAAAGAGCGGTTACGGTGCCTGATGCGCTAACCCATTTCAGGTTTTGACCATCAGAAACGATGGTTGCCCCTGTATTGGCTGCAATCAGTGTTGCCCACGATGTGCCGTTATAGGCTTGCACCGATAGGTTTGCTACTGGATAGAGCAAATACAGACCTGCTGGGATAGTGACATCGGTACCGGCTGTAACTGCCTGAGTACCATAGTCAAAATACGCGCCATCAGCATCGCTGGATAAGCCACTAACGATGATTTTATTAAGTGCCAATGCCATGATCGACTCCTTACAGCGTGAGTGAGTTAAGGCCGGTCACTTTGGTCATGCTTTTAGGCTTGGTGCTCACCATTTCTGCAATGGTTAACACAGCGCCAACATAACCAATCTGCCAGTTTGGCAGCGTGGACTCAAAGCCGGTAAACGCAAACTCAGCCTGATCGTGAATGTACATGCTGAGATAATTCGAGTTCAGCAAGTACAACGTGCCTTCTGGGCAGTAGGGATCAGGATAAATCGGCACACCTGCAACCATGAGCGCACGGAAACCAGACGTTGGGCCTTCTTCACCGCTAGCAAAGTTGCTGCCAGGGGTGATCATGTAGGTTTCTTGGCCTACAAAGTCTTGCGCCAACAATGTCCATGTGCCAAAGCCGCAAACGCCAAAGGAAGGCACCTCAGCACCGTTTTTCACCGTTCCAGAAATGTACTGGAGGATGTTTTGACGGGTTGGGTTAACCGAACCAGCGGCATACTCTTTGGAGCCCCACCATGTGTAGGTTGAACGGCTCAAGCCACCATAGGTGCCTGCCGAATCAACTGCAATGGGCAATCCAGTGAATTGCTGCGCGTTGCTGGTGTTGTTGTAGAGCGCCGTTGCCATAGCATCCATCATGACGTTGGTCGCATCGTTCATGCGAGCCTCAATCAAAGGAATCACAGCGTAGTCTTGCTGTACAGCACCTTCCATACCGAGGAAGGGAACTGGAGCGATCATCAACTTAAGGTTGAATTCAGCGTTGTAAGCACCCTGCATGACGCTAGGCTGTGCAAACGAACCGCTGTAGTCCGACCATTGTGCGTTGACAAACTGGGAACCCTGAACTGGCACGGTTACCGATGACACACCGCCTGAAGCGGTCTGAGAATTGGCAAGCAATGCAGCAAGCAGGGGAGTTGAGTTATAAAGCTGGACAACCAGTTTCGGGATGAAAGCCCTACGGGTAACGTAGGTCAGTTCATTGTACTGACTGGTGCCTGCTGTCGGGATAATACCGCCACCAATAGGCATGATAGGTTCCTTTTAAGAAACAGACCTAATTAACGAAGTCCAATCGGGCGAGACTGGTTTCCCTGTCTTAGCTCGTTGAGTGCATTCGCCGCTGCTTCCCTAGCCGCTGCCGCAGGATTCTTCAAATACTTCTGAAAGTCATTGACCTTAGAGGTAATTGGAGAATTACTGAATGCAGGCGTAGGCTTGTCAGCCTGGCGCATCCAGTTGTAATACTCAGCAGCTGATTCGTGATTGCTAATGCCTTTTTCAATCATCAATTTCTCGATGGCTTTGACATCATCATCCGATTCAGCAAGACGTTTCTCCTTCAACGTATTTCTACGCTTTTCTAACTCAGAACGAGCGTCCTTCTCTTTCAATCGAGCCTCTAACTCGGCAATCTTTTGCTGTTGCGCAGAAATAGCCTGGTTAGTGCGCTCTTCTATCTCAAGTTCAGGCACTGGAAGGTCGGGATGAGCCTGTTTTGTCAGTTTCAAAAACTCCTTTCGGGTTTTCGGATTCTCAGCCAAGGCTTTCGCCAGGGCAGCAAGTTCATCACGGGCGTCGGGGGTAAGGTTTTCTAGCGACATTGTTTTTTCAGCCGTTCAAAACAATTAATTAAATGACACGCTTGGTGTCACCAGGTTTGGAGAGCGTCATTTGGTTTTTAGTAACCTTGTTGGCGCCACTCAAGCCACCAAACGGCTCATACCGAGGTGGGTTGTAAATCTGACCATTCTTTTGCTGGTTATCCGTCGGGCGACGAATCGTTCCAGCGCGGGGTTTGAACAATTCCATCACTATCTCCTAGA